CCTCTAGAGGTTTTTTAATTATTCTATAGTCAATTATTCAAGAGAGTATGTGAGATTGTTCTGTTTTTCTACAGATCTTCCTCCAAAGCTGGCTTGATTAATTCTCCTTTCTGACAAAAGTTTTTCATGGACTGTCTCATGTGCTCCCTTGAGTAATTAGACTATAGATATTTAGTAAAGGAGAACTACTATGCCTCATACAAAGGTTAACAATTCTACTGGCTCAACATTGCCAAAAAGACCTTTAACTCCTGGGGCAAGAGAATCTGAGCTAGTTAGTTTAGCAATGGATGCTGCTGAACAACAATTGAGAGATGGCACAGCAACTTCACAAGTTATCGTACATTTTCTCAAGCTTGGCACCGTTGAAAAACAATTGGAATTAGAAAAAATTAAACTCGAAAACAGACTTCTAGAAGTTAAGGCTGAAAATATTAAAGCACAAGAGAGGTCGGAAGCAATTATGTCGGAAGCAATGGCTGCTTTTAGAACATATAGTGGGAACGGAGATGATGAAGATGAAGAACTATAAAGGTTTAACTAATTATACTCATTTTAATGACCGTCTAAAATATTTAAAGCTCGATGGAAGTGTGGGCAAAGATACTTTCGGTTTTGATAGATATTTGAATCAGAATTTTTATAAGTCTAAAGATTGGAAAATGGTTAGAGATTTTGTTATTGCTAGAGATGGTGGCAATGATTTAGGCATTTTAGGGATGCCTATACGCGGAACTATAATCATACATCATATAGAGCCTATAAATCCTGATGATATTGTTAATGCTACTGAAAAATTGCTTGACCCGAACAATCTTATATGTACATCGTTAGCGACACATAACGCTATACATTTCGGAGACGAACATATTACGGACAACGTATATGTTGAGAGAACAAGGAATGATACATGTCCTTGGAAAAAATAAACAGGAGGAATATTACAAATGTCACAAGAATTAAAAGAACAAGTAACAAATGACGAAACTGTTGCAAAACCACAAAAAAAGAAATCAGTGTATGGAAAAGTTATAAACTGTAACTTATTAAATGTCAGAGAAGAACCAAGTTTACGTGCTAACGTAATTGATAAAATTAGCGTTGGACAAAAAGTACGAATTGTTGGTGAATCCGATAACAACTTCTATAAGGTATTTGTTAACAATAAGAATGGTTACTGTGTCAAAAATTACATTGAGGTAACCACAAATGAACAACAAAAATAGTATTTTAGGAACTGTTAAAGATTATATTGGTTTAACACAAGATGTTGCAGCTTTTGATAATACTTTAATTAATTTAATTAATGCTGAATTTTCAACTCTTAATCATGAAGGTGTTGGTCCTAAAGACGGATATTTTATTAGCAGTATTGGTAATGAATGGACTGAATTTACAAATGATATAGTACAAATAGGACTATTAAAACAGCTAGTTCCTATAAAGGTTAAACTTTCATTTGATCCACCTCAAAATTCAACAGTTATGCAAGCTTTTGAACGCCAAGTATCAGAACTTGAATGGCGTCTATTTAATTTAAACGGAGGTTATTAACATGAATAAGGAATTCTATAACAAATTACCAGCATGTATATGTGTATGCTTAGATAATATTTACTTAAAACATTCAGATAAACCTTGGTTCGAAGAAGCTTGGGATAGATACGCATATCACGTAGAGTCATCTGATATGGATACACTTAGAATGCCAGGTTATATATTTAATAGATACATAAACAAGAACGAGTTTGAACATAACGATGACATTATGGACAACGGATACGTAAACAATCATCTTGCTCATCATGGTGTTAAAGGAATGAAAAAAGGCGTAAACAAATACAGAAATCCAGATGGGACATTGAATGAAGAAGGCAAACGTAGATATTATGCATCCTATTCTAAGACAAAAGAAAATTTAGAAAAGAATTATCAAAGACCTAAAAAAGATGAAAACGGTAAACCGCTTCACGATAATAAAGGCAATATTATTTATGATACGAAAGTAACAGAACAAGATATATTTAACAAAATGAAATATGATGAGTCAAGTCAAAATTTAAACGATTCTGTTAAATTATTAAAAGAAACAAATCAACTTGTTAAGAACGTTGAAAACATCATTCCTCGTGACCAAGGAACAAAGTTATATTCTAATCATCCAGAATTAACCGATAATGAACTAAGAAATAAAATCAATAGATTAAAAACAGAACATGAATACAGTGATCTCGTAGGTGAAACTAAATACATTAAGTCAGGTTCTGAAAAAGCAAGAGAAATTCTTCAAACTGTTGGTTCTTCAATAGCTATCGTTGGATCGGCAGCCATGGTTGCAGCAACAGTTCATGGAATGATGAATAAGAATAAAGGTATACCTGCTAGTTCAGGTAAAAACGGATAATGTTCTCAAATACAGCAACTCCAAAATATTACGGCGAATTTAGAAGAGCTGTGATTAACGGTGAAATTTTAGTATGTGAAACAATCGCGTTAGAGATGATTCGAATAGATGCTTTAATAGAAGACCCAAGATATTATTATGATTCAAAAGCTGTTGAAGGATTTATTAGATATGTTGAAAATGAATTGACGTTGACCGACGGTTCGGAAGTTAAGTTATTAGATTCATTTAAATTATGGGCTGAACAAATATTTGGATGGTATTATTTCGAAGATAGAAAAATACCTGTTAGAGGTGGCGGATATCGAATAAAGAAAAAGAAAAAAAGATTAATCAATAAACAGTATTTAATTATTCCAAGAGCGAATGCTAAATCTATTTATATGTCTTTTTTACAAAATTTCTTTCTAAATATTGACACGTCAACAACAATGCAAATAGCAACAGCCCCTACGATGAAACAAGCGGATGAAGTAATGTCACCTATACGTACTTCAATAACTGTTTCAAGAGGACCTTTGTTTAAGTTTTTAACCGAAGGTTCTATAAACAACACAACTGGCTCTAAAGCTAATAGAGTGAAATTAGCGTCTACCAAGAACGGTATAGAAAATTTTATCACAGGTTCTAGACTAGAAGTAAGACCTATGAGAATCGATAAACTTCAAGGGTTACGTGTAAAAATGGCAACAATCGACGAATGGCTATCAGGAGATATTAGAGAAGACGTTGTCGGAGCTATAGAACAAGGCGCTGCAAAAGTTGAGGATTATTTAATAATTGCAGCATCGTCAGAAGGTACGGTTCGTAATGGTTCTGGAGACACAATCAAAATGGAATTGATGGATATATTAAGAGGAAAATATTATAACCCTCATGTATCCATTTTTTATTATCAACAAGATAATATTGACGAAATTGCTAATCCAGAAACATGGATAAAATCTAATCCAAATATTGGAAAAACAGTCAGTTATGAAACCTTACAATTAGAAGTAGAGAGAGCTGAAAAAGCACCTGCAAATAGGAATGATATTTTAGCAAAAAGATTCAGTATTCCTATGGAAGGTTATACATATTTCTTTACTTATGAGGAAACATTACCTCACACAAAGAGAAATTACTGGGGGCTACCATGCGCATTAGGAGCAGACTTGTCCAAAGGAAACGATTTCTGTGCGTTTACCTTTCTCTTCCCATTAAGTGATGGGTCATTCGGTATAAAAGTAAGAAGTTATATTACAACAAACACTATGGATAAATTGCAGTTAGCTATGCATGTTAAATATGAAGAATTCCAAAGAGAAGGTTCTTTAATAATCATGGAGGGAGTAAACCTTGATATGATGGACGTGTATGATGACTTAGATAAGCACATTCAAGAAAGCGGATACGATGTGAGAACATTTGGTTTTGATCCTTATAACGCTAGAGAGTTTGTCGAGAGATGGCAATCTGAAAACGGTCCTTACGGTGTTGAAAAAGTTATTCAAGGTGCGAAGACAGAATCAGTACCTCTTGGTGAATTAAAAAATTTATCAGAGAAATCTTTATTATTGTTCGATGAGAGCATGATGTCATTTGCAATGGGTAATGCAATTGTAATAAAAGACACAAACGGCAATATGAAACTTTGTAAGAAAGACTATGAATCTAAAATAGATAATGTATCAGCATTAATGGATGCATATGTATCTTATAAAGCAAATAGGGAGGCATTTGATTAAAATGTATGCAATAAAAATTACAACAAATGAATTATTCCACCATGGTATTGTTGGTCAAAAAAAAGGTGTTAGAAACGGACCTCCGTATCCATTAGATTACGAAGACCACAGCGAAGAAGAAAAACGTTTAAATAAAGCAGAAGATATTTCTGGAGACGAAAATGAAAATGCTCATCTAGAAAGAACAAAAAAAAGAATAATCGTTAGTGCCGCTGTTGGAGTAGGTGTAGTTGCAGCTGTTGGAGCCGCGTGGATTGCTGGAAAAAATAATGAAAAGAAAGCAGAACATTTACGACGTTCTGAAATAGCTAAAAAAGCTGCTGCTACTAGAAAAGTTAATACTGCTAAAAAAGTTATGAAAACACCAGTATCCGCTGTTAGTAACACGTTCAACACAGTAATGAATATAGGAGAATTAAAAATTCTAAACATCATATCGCACGATCGTTTACGTTTATAAGGAGGCTAAAATCAAAATGGAAAAAACATATACAATTGTTATTAATAACGAACTATATCACCACGGCATTTTAGGTCAAAAATGGGGCGTTCGTCGTTATCAATACGAAGATGGTACATTAACGGCTACCGGAAAAGAAAGATATTCGGTAAAAACATCAGATGGACAAGTTAAAGGTAAACATAGTATTGGTTTCTTAAATAGTGTTAATAGAGAGCGTAATAAAAAAAGTGAAAACATCTATAAAATGGATGTTGCTAATGCTGGCGCACAATATAAGGTTGGTTCTACTAATTACACTAAAGCCGTGTCAGCAGCTCAATTATCAAAAGCTGCGAGGGACGAACAAAATCGCCAAAAACACGTTGAAGAAACAAACAAAAACTTAAAAGGTTCAAGTCTTATGGGAATAGCAGTTCCAATGATTGCGAAAACAAGTGTTGCTACTGCTTTAATAAAAAAAGGATTATTAGATCCATTAAATACTCGTAAGGACGCTAAAAGTTTTATTAGACCGCGTACACCTGCAGAACTGGCAGATATAAGTGCCAAAAGTAAAATTTCATTACCATTAACGATTATTGGAGGTCTTTATGCCGCAGATGCTATTATTTCATCTGCTTCTAAAATCGGTGACCGTTATATTAAAAAAATTAAACAAGATAAACTTTAATTTCGGAGGTAACAGATGAGCTTGATAGGCAGATTTAGAGATGCCTGGAATGCTTTTTTGAGATATGATACGTATGAAAGAAATAATTACGTTGATTATGGTATGGCGTCGTATTATCGTCCCGATCGATCATATTTTACCAAAGGCAATGAAAGGTCTATTGTAGCATCTGTCTATAACAGAATTTCTATAGACTGTGCATCAGTAGTGTTCAAACACGTACGTTTGGACGAGGATGGACGATTTAAAGAAGAAATCAAGGATGAGTTAAACGATAGACTCAACTTTGATGCAAATTTGGATCAAACTAGTAAATCATTTTTTCAGGATGCTGTACAATCGATGTTCGATGAAGGTGTCGTAGCGCTTGTTCCAATCGACTATGAATACAATTCGATTAAAAGAGAGATGACAGACATCTACACGATGAGAGTTGGAAGAATATTGGAATGGTATCCAGAGCATATTAGAGTAGAGGTTTACAATCAAACAAGTGGAAAAAAAGAAGAAATAACAGTTCTAAAAAAAGATACAGCTATTATTGAAAATCCTTTTTATTCAGTTGTTAATGAAAAAAATTCAGTTGCTCAGCGATTAATTAAAAAGTTAAATATATTAGATGCTATTGATGAACAAACTGGTTCCGGAAAATTAGATTTAATCGTTCAATTGCCATATGTAATTAAATCAGAAGCGATGAAAGAAAGATCTAAGAGGAGATCAGAAGATATTGAAAATCAATTGCGTAATTCAAAGTTTGGTATTGCATACATTGATGGTACCGAAAAAGTTACACAACTTAACAGACCTGTTGAAAACAATGTAATGTCTCAAGTTGACTATTTAACGAGTATGCTATATAGCCAGTTAAGTATAAACCAAAAGATATTAGATGGTACGGCATCTCCTCAAGAGTTGCATAACTACATGACTAATACAATTAAACCAATTGTAGCAGCATTCGTTGATGAAATGAAAAGAAAATTCTTAACATGTAAACAACGCAAGAATAATGAATCTATTATATTCAATACTGAACCGTTCAAAATTATACCAATTACTCAATTAGCAGATCTTGCTGATAAATTTACTAGAAACGAAATCATGTCTCCAAATGAAATAAGACAAATCGTAGGTTTAAAACCTGTAGAAGATCCAAAAGCAGATGAATTAAGAAATAGAAACATAAATTCATCAGAAGAACAAGAGTTCGCTGATACTAATGAAGTTTCAAGCGAAAGCAACGGAGGCTAAAATTCAAAATGAAGAACAAAAACTATGATTTTAGTGGCTGGGCTACTAAATACGGCGTTAAATGTTCTGACGGTAGAACGCTACTTAATGGTGCATTCAAAGATTGTGATGGCGAATCGGTACCTTTAGTATGGAATCATCAACACAATAGTCAACAAAATGTCCTAGGTCATATGATTTTAGAACATAGAGATGAAGGAATGTATGCATATGGTTATTTTAATGATACAGAACAAGGTAGAGACGCTAAAGAACAAGTCAAAAACGGTGATTTAACTTCACTATCAATATATGCTAATAAATTAAATGAAAAAAATGGAAATGTAATGCATGGCGTAATTAGAGAAGTTAGTTTAGTTTTGGCTGGTGCAAATCCAGGAGCTAGGATTGACACTATTATTGCTCATAGTGATTCAAATGATGGTGAAGAAGCTATCATTTATAACAACTATGATATTGAATTAGCTCATTCGGAAGAAGGAGAACAAATGAAAAAAGAAGAAAATAAAGGTAAAACTGTAGAAGACGTATATAATTCTTTCACAGAAGAACAAAAAACAGTCGTTGAGGCACTTATTGGTGTAGCTATCGAAGACACAAGAAAAGAATATGAAGATGCAAATGATTCAAAGGAGGGTAAAGAAGAAACTATGAAACACAACGCATTTGAAGGTAAAGAAACAGAAAGCCAAGAAACAGAATTAATGCATGCTGAAATTTTAGAAGCTGCTAATGATAGAACAAAGGGTTCTATGAGGGAGTCATTCTTAGCTCATGGCATTACAAATTTAGAATATTTATTCCCAGAATCTCATGAAATGAATGGTACACCACGTTTCTTAAACAACACACCAAAAGGTTGGGTTAAGAAAATTATGGATGGTGTTCACAAATCACCATTTGCAAAAGTCAAAATGACATGCGCTGATATTTCAAAAGAAGAAGCAAGAGCAAAAGGTTATATTAAAGGTGAAAAGAAACTTGATGAACAATTCGAACTTTTAACAAGAGAAATCGGTCCTCAAACAGTTTATAAGAAACAATCATTTGATAGAGATGATCTCATTGACATCACAGATATTAACACTGTTGCATGGGTAAAAGGCGAAATGAGATTAAAGTTAGATGAAGAATTAGCTAGAGCATTCTTATTCGGTGATGGCAGATCATCTTCATCAAAAGACAAAATTAAAGAAGCAAACATCAAACCAATTATCAAAGATACAGACAATAATTTATACGCTATGGTGTATGAAACAACTGGTACTCCAGAAGCTATTGTTGACGATACAGTAAGAGGTTTAAAGAACTATGAAGGATCTGGAAATGTCATTGGATATTTTAGAAACACAGATGTCTGTGAAATGTTATTACTCAAAGATACAAATAAACACAGACTTTACAAAGATATTAATGAATTAGCAACAGCAATGAGATTAAAAGGAATTGTTGAAGTTCCAGATAATATCGTTCCTGAAGGATACGTTGGCATTGCTGTAGACTTAAATGACTACAACGTTGGTGCTGACAAAGGCGGTTCAGTCAATATGTTCGAAGATTTCGATATTGATTATAACAAAGAAAAATACTTAATTGAAACAAGATGCTCAGGCTCATTATATGTTCCACATTCAGCTCTCGTTTTAAAAATTAAACCAACTGCAACTGCACAAGAAGCTCAAGGCTAGTATTAGGAAAAAATCAAAATGGCTAAATTCTATGGTAAATTTGGATTCTCTATTACAGTCGAAGTAGAACGTGGAGAATGGGTTGAACAAATAGAAGAAAAAGAGATGTACGGAGATGTTATTAAAAGTAACTATAGTCAATCAGATGACGCTTCTATTAACCAAGGAATACAATTCAATAAAACTATAAGTGTCATATTTAACGATTATTTATCCAAGAATCTTAGCCATTTACGTTATGTAGAGTATAAGGGTATTAAGTTGAATGTTAAATCAGTCGACGATACACAATACCCTAGACTCAACTTAACACTCGGAGGTATATACAATGGCTAATAGAACTGAACTACAACTTAAATTAGAAGAAATTCTTGGTAGTACTAATGTATATTATCAACCTCCAGAAACTGTTAAATTAACATATCCATGTATTGTATACGAATTAAAAAAAATTAGTACTGTTAAAGCTGACAGTACTAAATACTTGTTTAATAAGTCGTATATAGTTACATACATTAGCAAAAAAACGGATGACACAATAGTGACTAACTTGTTATCGTTAGAGCATTCGGCGCATGATAGACATTATGTTAAAGATGGTCTATATCATGATGTATTCACTATATATTTTTAAATAAGGAGGGCAATAAAAATTTATGCCAAAATTAGAATTTGACAAAGCCGGTACACACTATTATGAAACTGGTGTATCTCACGGTGTTTTATTTATTAAAGACGATTCGACTAACAAATACAAAGGTGTAGTTTGGAATGGCTTATCATCAGTTTCAGAATCACCAGAAGGTGCTGAAGTATCAAAAATCTATGCTGATAATAATGTATATTTAAACTTAATGTCACCTGAAGAATTAAAACTTACAATTGAAGCTTATACATATCCAGATGAATTTGAAGAATGTGATGGTTCAAAAGGTCCTACAAAAGGTGTTACATTTACAGCTCAAACACGTAAGAAATTTGCATTCTCATACCAAACAAAAGTTGGCAATGACGAAGATTCAGATGCTGGATACAAAATTCATATCGTTTATGGTTGCTTAGCAGCTCCATCAGAAAGATCACGTGAAACAGTTAATGATTCACCAGAAGCTATGACTATGTCTTGGGAAATTTCAACAACCCCTATCGCGTTTGACGAAGGTAGTGGTTTCAAACCAACAGCACATGTTGTAATTGACTCACGATATGTAGACGCTGAAAAATTAAAAACAATCGAAGAAACATTATATGGTTCGGATACAAAAGAATC